TTGTATCCTCAAATATTTTATTCAAGTATTCTTCTGAACCTTTTGTATAAGTAAAATTCAATTCTTTTGGTAAATCAAATGATAGTGGTTCAACTCTATATGTTGAGTTCAAATCAAGTCGTTGTGTCCAATCTTTTTGTATTCTATCAGCCTGATTATAATACCAATTAAATGGTTCTATTATTATTGATTGTGAAACCTCATCTTGTATTACTATCAAGTTGAATAAGGTTATCATAGCCTTTAAGAAATCAATACAATTTATCTGTTGTAACCCCAATCTAATATCAACATTTTGTGGTTGTAATAATACTGGTGTACTATACGAATCCCACATCGGTGCTTCACTTGTAATGGTATATTCATTATAAGGTAATAATCTTAATTGTTTTCCCGGTGTTGATGAACTCTTTAAGTCAACATACAATCTAACATACTCACCTGTTCCACAAGTTCCTGTAAAGAACCAATTTACTGAACTCTGTGCCCCACCAACAGGTAAGTCATATAAGTCAGATACAGCAAATGGTGGTGCTGTATCTAATGTTGATAAATCAGTACTTTTTCTTGCGTATATTTGGAAAAATATATCACCACCAGCAACATTATTATCATCATAGTTAAATCTAAAATTCCAACCATAATCACCAGCAAATGGAACTCTAAAGTAGTTGGTGTTAAATGGTGGTGTTGGAGGGTCTATTGAATTTGATACACCTGGTCCTAATACAAAGTTTCCAAGTGGGTCATAACCATCTCCTCTAAATGTTTGGAAATTAAGGGGTCTTGCACCAGCACTACCAAAGGTAATAACTGTTGATGGTCTCATGTATACCTTGAATATGTTTTGATTTGTTACTGCTGAAATAACATCAACTCCAAGTTTACCATTTTGGAAAGTATCCATATACATTGACTTGAAATAATCTGTCTCAAAAAAATCACTAATAACATTATAATCAGTTCGGGCAAATATCCTGTTAATAACCTCTTTAACTCTTATTGATGGTTTCCACACATATTCAGGTACAGCATGAGTTGATTGGTCAAAAGAATATGGTTCATCAAAACTATAGGTGAATGCTGGTATTGCTCTTGTTCCATCATCATCATAAGGTAATCCGTAGTTTATCATCGGGTATAATATTTTACCCCCAAATAAACCATCTACATCATTATTCTTTGCCTCCCAAGATTGAGTGATTGCTGAATAAGTTAAAGTGTGTTGTAAGTCATCCCATTGTAAATCTTGTAGTGTTAAGTTTCTTATTTCAGAAGCAAAATCACCAACTTGACCCATTATGTAAACCTCATAATCAGTATAATTTGGATTTTCTACAACCGCTGATAATCTCAATAAACCAGTGAATATATCAGTTCCCCTATATTGAACTACACATTGTATTTTTGTTAAGGGGTTAAACTCAATTCCATTAACCTCAAAGTAATGCTCAAATATAATGGCATTTGTGTTTGTGTTTGGAACAACAAATTGTTTTGAATATGATGATTTTCGTGTATCTAAAGCATTAATATCCAACTGTTGTATCATAACAGAAATTGGTATGTCTTCGTATATGTCTACACGCTTCCAAATACCATCAAGATATACAAGTAGTGATGTATCCATATTAGAAACCGATTAAGGTAATATCATTAGAATAAACATAAGTTAATTCAATATTTGTGATAGTCCTATTTCCTTTATTCTTTTTCGTAAACTCTTTATTGATTACATTGATGGGTCTTAATCCACCATCTGATGTAATTTCATATACCTGATTTGATGTGTATACCTCTTCCAAATACATAAAGTCAGGTTGATTTAAGAAACCAGAGTTAATAACATGGATTTCAGACATTGTAACTTGAAAGTCAGTTAAACCACGAGCAGTTTGTTCTCTTGTAGGGTCTGAACTACCCCAATCAACAGCCCAACTATTGTATGTCTGTCTATCTAATGCAAGTCCTTCACTCTTACTTGCTGTGAATCTATAATAGTCCCAATGTCCATATCTGTTTAACCACATAAGTTGTAGTTGTGGGTTTCCACTCCTGTTACAGATTGGTCCCAAATTGACTGTAAACACCTCTGATACAGGAGTATATCCTGAACAATTTCCAAGTGTATATGATGTAGGTACGGGGTTTGGTATGTTTGCCATATTATTTTAATTTTAACAAGGTCCCATTAAGGTTATTGATACACCAGCATCACCACAAGTGAATGTTCCCGAACAACCACAGATTTGGTATATTTGAGGTACAGACATCGTAAATGCTATTGCTGTTCCATCACAGAATGTGTAAAGTAATACTGGTGCTTCAGTTTCAGCATCTGTTGTATCAATTTCATATTCAACACACTCACAAGGAGTTGGTGATGGAGTAGGTGTAGGTGTTGGTGAAGGTATATTACAAGGACTATCATAAGTTACAACCAATGGACCCTGAACACTCCAAGATGTGGTATTACATACACACACATAGAAACTTTGACCTGGTGATACTACCAATACCTGTGAAACTCTTGAACAATCAAAGTATGTGAATACCCCTTGTGATTCCAAAGATGGATTTGTAACCAAGTAAGTTAAACAAGGACAAGTTTGTGGTGTAGGTGATGGAGTAGGTGTTGGGGTCGGTGTTGGTTGTATTGGACTGGTTGAACCTGTGAATTTACCAAACAACTGAACTGTGTATTGAACAGCATTTGATGGTGTTATTCCTGATAGGTTTCTTGGACCTGCCGCAACATATAGAGTATTGTAATTGGTATTTGCTGATGGAATAACCAAAGGTAATTCTTGATACGCCTGATTACAATTTGTTCTTGGACCACCACCATTTGTTGTGATGTTGTCTGATGTTACAGCGGTAATAACCAAGCCTTGGTCATCATAGAAAGTCCATTTTGCGTAGTATGGTTCTGATATGGTTGATGAATCCAAATAGTAGTTTGTAAACGCAAGGGTATAAAACTCATCTTCTTCTAAATCCCTTGTTCTTGGTGAGTTGGTTAAAAACAAACCACTGGTTGTTGGATTTGATGTTGTTGGTGCTCCTGATAAAACAAACGGGTCCATGTTAAAGTCCTGTTGTGTTGCCCTACCATTTACCCCCATAGTTGATTGGAATACCTTCTTTAATCCACTTGGAATACCTGGTGCTCCTTGTGTATTACCTGAACCAGTAAAACCTGTTACAGGTCCTAATTCTGTTGATGAATATTCATAACCAAAATATACCTCATAGTTTATTGTTTCGGCTGAATTGGGTGCTGCGAATGGAAATGTTTGGTGTTGATAAATCTGTGTTGTATTCCACAAACCTATTGGGGTATTTTCACAGTAAGTTTTTAATATTCTTGATGTATCAATAACTCCAAGTCCATAAGGGTTTGGTGTTGCTTTTCCTTGAAATACATTAACCCCATTTACATACAAATCATAAGTGTATCTAAATCTATAATTGTTAATTGTATCCGCAGAGATTGTATAAAACAACCCATCGGTTAATACAGGTTGAAATTTTGGTGGTTGGTGTAATATCGCTATACTCATGTTATTCTTATTTTATCTATAAACTCATCTATTTGAAATTGTAAATATCCCGCAACATAATCCCCATATTGTTCAAGGACTTGTTGTTGTATATTATCATAGGCTTTGTTGATAAAATCATTTCCACCATAACCATACATTCCAATAGACCTCCTAATCAAATATACCAATGTTTTTCTTGGAATAAATCTACCTTTAGCATCTCTTATCCCTTTTACTGATTGTTTCTGTCTAACCCATTTATCAATAGGTCCAACAGGTGGATATCTACCAGGTCTTCTACCTTCATTAACAAAGAAACCTTCAATAGGCATTTCCATTACAAGTTCAGGTATTCCTGTTTGTGGGTTTTCAATAAACTTAACATCAATATTTCTAATAAGATTTCCTGATGCTATTGGTGGTGATATTGGTGTTGGGTATCTACCTGAAACTGGTTTTGGTAATCCTGGTTTACCTGGACTACCATAAGTTGTAGAGCGTCTTGGTATTTCAAGTTGTCTTACCAGTGAACCCTTCAACAGAGCAGCAATTTCATTTAATATCCCTTGTTCTATCATAATCTATATCTTAACAAGGTACAAATGTATTAAGTCCTATACCAGCATTATTATAAGTTACGGAATATTGTTTAGCACAAACACTAATAGTATCGTTGAAATTAACTAATTGTGTCTGTGAAACTCCATAACAATCAAGGTAACCAAATGTTGTTATACCTGGACTGGCACCAATTAAATCAAAAATAAAACACTCCCCCAAAGTTTGTGTGGGGGTAATCGTTGGTGTATTCGTTGGTGTGGTTGTATTGGTAGGGGTTATTGTTGGAGTCGGTGTTACCGATGCTGTATTTGATGGTGTTGGACTTGGTTCAGGTTCATAGTAATCACATGCGTTAATATCTGTGAATACCACAAAGTTACAATCAAGTGCTACACCCCCAACGAAATCATTAAACCTCTCTTGGAAAGGTACAGCATTGGTTGGTAATACAATATCCATCTTATCATACAAATCGGGTGTTTGGTTCATACCCCTTTTGATAAAGGACATAAACCTTCTGGCTTGAATATCCATATCACTTACAACATCTACCTCATTTGATAAGTCATCGTTGATTCTATCAGCAAAGATTAAAGACATATTGTAGGTTACAATATTTTCTTCATAAGAGATGTTCTGTGGGGTTACAAACACAAATGGATATGTTGGGGTCATACCTGTATTGTTTGTATTACCAAACTCCACGATATTACCAAATCCAAATGAATTTAATCCAATACCTACTTGTGATTGTTGGTATTGTTTTATAAGTGATACGATTTTATGTATTGAAACATATTCTTCCATAATAATTAAATAGTGTTTTTATTGATTGAACTGGTTTATTGTTTGAACTGTTTCTCCATTTTCTTCATTTCTTCTCTTTGTTTGTCCGCTCTTTCTTTCATAAGTGACGCTGTATTCAAACAAAGTAATAATGGTAGTTCATCAATTTGATTTATTTTGGTAATGTCTTCTCCTGCAAGATTGAGTGTGATACTAAAATAGTATCTAAAGGCAGCCTCTTTTTTACCCATTTTGGGAGTATCTCCCACCCCATCTGTATCCTGTTGTTCATTCTGTTCGTCCACTCCAAAGAACTCTTTATATTGTTCGTATATATTGTTGCGGTTAGAAAAAAAAAACTGCTTGCGCCAAACCAATACTTGATTGGTAATTGTCTAAACTCATAAGCCCTATCTTCTATTTCATCTGCCTTATATGGTGAAATCTTATACTTACCATTTTTCTTTTCAATTATTGGTCTGTATAATATCGCCATTAACAAATGAATATTGTTCTCAATATCTTCAGCAGAAAATACCTCCATGTCCATCCAAGCACCCCAAGCAAGTTTACTCCAATCATTCTCCAATCCATACTCAACCCCATTATGTGTAAAAACATTATAGAGTTCATCTTTAAGAGATGTTTCAGTCATTTGGGACATCAGGTATGACTGAACGAATTCCATTTGATTTAAGGGTAAATCCTTCAGTTCATTTACAGGTACACTTAACAACATACTTAATAAATCCGCTGGCGATGATTTATAGATTTCCTCTTTATTGTGTATTCTTTGGAATTGTTCTATTGTGATTTCAGGTTTTACTTTTACTACCCTATCATTTAATTGTATCTCAATCATATAATTGTTAATTTTGTTTTTGGTTTATCTAAAAATTGTACTATCCCATATTTCAAGGCATCAATTAAGTGGTCTTTACCTATGGTATTATTTGTTATTGCTCCTGTTCTGTCCTTCTTAAACTTGAAATTAGTAAACTCACTGATTAAATCCACACTCTCACTATGTAAGTATATCTTGAATTGTTTCATTTTTTGTATTCCGTATAAGATACTGGTCTTGTTCACAGGTCTAACATTTATCCCCAACCTTTTAAGTTCTTCTATAGATTTTGGTTCTGCAGAATCAGCAACCACATTAACATTTCGGTCTATTCCAACCTCTTTTAGTTTGTATGCCAAGTCCTCATTGGTTAGTCCAAGTTGATATATAAGTTGTTTAACATATAGGTTTTTTCCATCTACATTGATTTCCACAACAGCACACTCATCATTTGAGAACCCGAAATCTATGCTGTAGTACTTTTCTTTGATGTTTCTTGGTAGTTCATCGTATAACTCTGGTTGTGTAAATATCTTTTCTCTTGGTTCTACAATTAAACCTTCAGAATAGATTTTTGCCATATCAGGGTCAATCTCTATAAGTTCCTTAATTGCTTGAATTGTTCTATCATCTAAAAAACTATTCATTCTCCAAGTTGAGTGTAACATACACCCATTTTCTTTGGCTTCATATTCCAACCCCCACCAGTCAATAGGTATTTCAG